AAATAGTCAAAGGTAGTAATCTGCTTAAACAATCTATTATGGAAATGATCTGTCTTTGCTCGGTATGTATAGAACACATCATCGAAGTCCATCTGTGTTTGGATAGGTTCATTAGGTGCACCGCGCCAAGTATCAACGTCCATAAGGATAGAACCTGAACCAGTGAGCACGTTCTCTAATAGCCATACGCTAGCATCACCAGTAAAGCAACCAAGCTGTAAGTAAGTAAGATCAGTTTTACCTGCCTCAGGCAGTAGGAACTCCTCGAAGTTATGCTGGGCTATCTGTCTAAACCAATTAGGATACTCGGTCATCTTTTATTGTCCACACTGTAGAAGCCTGATGAATTAAAGATCACAGTGGGCGAAGACCACACGCGAGTCATAGACTCGTGGCAACCTACGCAGACTGGCAACACTTCTTCTTCTCTGATGCCACGCTCAAGCGTGTAAGTGTTCTTGCATTTATTACACTCGTAGTCATATGTCATAGCCTGATAGCCTCCTCTGTATCTAAGTACCCGACAATCTTATCAACCTTCTCGTTACGCTCAAACTCTGTGGTTGCTGGCATCTCGTGGACAAACCACTCAGGTTCGTCTATCTCGGTCAAGTCAAAGGAGTAGATGCCAAGCGGTGTGCTGTTGATATAGAAAGGCAGAAGGTCGCGGTGGTATGCCTGCTCAATCAGCTTGCGATACTTCATCTGCTCTATAAGTAGCGTAGAATAATGGGTTTGGCGACACTTCAGTTCGATGAAGTGACCGGCCTTCTCACTGGTGCAGTCGAAGGCATCATAGATACCAGGCGCACGCTGTAAATCAGGGTAGAGATTAAGTTTAAGAAAGTCATACAGGATAATCTCGTTCACTGGTATGGACTGGCTCCGCCAAGGAGATTGTTTAGTTCACGCAGAGCGTGACTGCATCTACGATCAGCGCTGGAACGATGGCAACCTAGCACCTCACCGATACGCTCAAGCGTAAGGTTCTCGTGGTAGCGCAGCATAAGTATCTGCTTGTCCTCATCGTCTAACTTCTGATAACACTTCTTAATATCTAATAGCATAGCTAGCAGGTTGCCACCTTCGGCAGGACTTGATGAACCCTTAGGTTGCCCATCACGTATCATCTCTTGTGCTTGCTCAAGGACTGTGCCATCTATGACGGAAGCAATAACGAATGGAAGTAACTGACCGAGCATTGCAGTCTGATAGAAAGCCTCATCGCCTAGTTGATAGCCGGACTTAACCGCCTTCTCCTTACGACAGTAGCGCTCAGCTGCCCTTGACATCTGCCACGCAATCTTCTGCTCGTTATGTCTGCGCTGCTCTGTATCCTCTTCGGATAACTGAGAGTTGATATATTCAACGCGAGCCATAGCCCACTGCAGACACTCCTGCTTCACGTCATCACGTTCGACCCACTGCTTGAACTGTCGGTGGACAGCGTAAGCAACGCTAGGTGTGATCTCGAAGATGGACGGGTGGAGTTCAGTCACAGTTGGGTAGTTCCGAATCTATAATGTGCTGTAAGTTCAGCAGCTTGATAGCAAGGAAGTCTATGTAGTTACTGGCATCGGCCAGTTCTTCTACCAGTTCTCTGATGGTATCTGAGAAAGAAAAGGACTCGAACTTCTGCCCCTTAGCAAGTGAGTACTGGTCTGCACCAACACCACGTACACGTGAGGCACGCAAGGACGCAAAGGATTCAATGAAAGATGTTAGGTCTTCAGTTGATACACCATCTGCTCGGTATCCAGTAACGGCAGCGTGGTCTACAAGCGGATTCGAGTTGGACATATTAGGAGCGTCTCCTCTTCTTCGTTGATCTGCAAGATGTGAAAGCCCATAGTATGCAAAGTCTGTATCATCTGTTGCCAATCACTCTTATCCAATCTGCTCACCGACTAACAAGGTCTTTGTCGCTTCAGCGCCGTGAACCAAGTAGTAGTCGTTAATGTCCATATTAGGTGGCAATGTTACAATAGTACTGTTCAATACCTCGGAAGCAACACGCTTAGAGAACTCAGCTCCTGGGTTGGTTCCATCTTCCTTTACGTCATTATCGCCTACAACATAGACAGTGTCATAGCCATTAAGTAACTTAGCAAAGTGAGGCTTCCAAGCCTGCACTCCAGGTACACCCACTGCTGGTATGCCAAGCACACCTGAGACTATGACTGTATCTAACTCACCTTCACATACCACGATGTGCTTACTCAAGATAGTGGTATCAACTACGTTGTATAGGTGTGCCTTCTGCCCAGTAGGTGAGCCATACTTAGGCTTGCCATCATCTAATCTACGGAACTTGAAGCCTACGCAGTGACCAAGGGCAGTGATGTATGGAATGGATATCCACCCCTCTTGCATCTCGTGACCATTGGCTGGCTCGTAGACACTACCCAACATATAGAGCGCAGCTACCTCTTCAGATATCCCACGTTCTGAGAGCGCGACGATTGCCTCTGGACTTATTTGCTGTGCGTATCTCTGCGCCGCTTCCAGCAGCAATTTCGACTGCGCGTTTGAGGCCATCATTAAACTCCAAGTTCTCTAGTATGCACACTAGGTTAGCTGCGTTACCACCCTTACCGCAGGTATGGCAGTAGTACAAGTTGTCGTACGTGTTAATGACAGCAGATCGTCTACTGTCTGAATGTAAGCAGCACCGGACGCTAGCTGACTTACCTTCTCTTACTTCACCGCCAAAGAATCTGACGATGGGTGCTATCGGGATGTCGTTGGCGTCGACTCCTTTGAAGCCTTTGCTCTTACGTACCCTGGACCAGTCTTGTGCTGGCATTCACATCCCCCGCACTTCTCGTGCCAGTGTGCAGCACGCTTTAGATGTCCTACGCTGTTCTCTTCTCCTGCCCTAGTGCAGTATGTACAGATCACGCTTGGTCAATCTCTTCTTCTGGTAGAAACTCTTCTACTACTTCAACAACTTCTTCTGCCTCTGGGTTTACTGGGCCTGTTGATGTGCTGATGATTCCTTCTGGTACTGGCATATCTTTCTCCTTTATCCATTGCTCAAGGTCACAAATGACCCAAGACTTTTCAAGACCCGCGTTGCGACGCTTAACTATTACATAAGCAGGTGGCACTTCCCCAATACCACGAGCCTTTGCGTAGTTAAGCGCCTCAACTTGGGCTTCTCTCCAGAACTGCGGAAGGTCTAGCTTCTTGCGGTTCTTGAGTTCAAGGATGTAGGTCTTGCCAGCAATGACAACAACCAAGTCACCCTCATCTTTACTGCCCGCTCTGGTGAGTCGTTCAGCAAAGACACCTTTAATGGCACGGAATAACTTCAAGATACCAGTCTCGAAGATGGATCCCTTTGCTCTATCATAAGCACTAGCCATAATTTTTCACTTGCTTCCTTCGATGTAACTTTATCTGTGCATTGATTCTATCTAAAGCATCTTGACACCCGTGATAATCCTCGTGGAACCACGAAGATTCTGTTACACCAGGGACTGGCATATAGACAATCCTATCATCCTCATACAAGGTTACGCCACAGTTGCCACAATTCTTTACGTAATTATGTATGGCAAACTTTTCACGCTTCTTCTTTTTTGCCTGTGTCATACACAGCATTACCATTCTCATCTACCTTGATCTTGAATACTTTCAATTCAATCAAGGCCATAATGAGGTTAGCCATATCAGCCTTGAGTTGTTTGATTTCATTCTTTAGATACTGAATCTCTGTGTTAGCCATTGTTTACCCACTCTCCACGATCTACACACCTAGTGTAAGGCATCATAGTTTTAGTCCCTGCGTTATAGGTATAGCCAGTTTCTTTCTTTAGGCAAGGACCTTTATTTTCTTCTTGAGACGCTGCACCAATGACAAATGCAACAGTTAGCACAGCCATTACTGCAGCACCAATGATGTATAACAAACCGTCACCATCTAAAGCTCTGCCAGCAAAGAAGAACAACAATACAATCCATCCGCAAAGAAGTGTGGCTTGAAAAATATAAGTTGTCATACAGCTATCTCATTTCCGTACTCGTCCTCTGGTATGTAGTTACCAGTGTAGCCGTGCCTTGCATCGTGTTGGAACATTGCTCCGTAAGCATTCTTATCTGATATCTGACAGGAACCATAGTTCACTAGCAGTATCGCGTAGTCCTTGGCATCTGCTGCGTGTGGACCAAACCGATTCTTTACTGGTGCTACCTTCAACTCAGCTGTGTTCGGGTTGTAGCCCAGTGTAAGTATGAGCGCCGGTAACTGACTTACCTTGCCGTGAATAGCACGACGTGCTGGTGGCTCTGTCGGACTGCCGTACTCTGATTGCTCAGAGACGTGGTGCAGTACCAGTACACAGGCTTCAGTCTTGCGTGCCATATCGTGAAGCTCCATCATAATTGCACGAAGCCCAGCCCATTCGTTGTCTGTCTCAGCAGCTACATTCATAAGGTTATCTATGATGATCAACTCAGGGGCTAGCCCGTACAACTCTACGTATGCCTTTATCTCTAACTCGATATCATCGAGTGACGGATTAGAGTCAAAGACCCACTTGATATGTTTTAGTTTCTCAAATGAAGTATCGTAGTGATTGTTATTAGCAGATAGATTCTGCTCCACGTTTACTTGATTGTGACCTGATACGTGCGCTGCTGCTCTCATCATTACAGTTGTAGTATCTGTATCAGCTGAGAAGAACAACGTTGGTACCTTGGCCTTGACTGCATAAATCAATGCGAACATAGACTTACCAGCGTTCGGTGCAGCAGCCACCATACAGACCTGTCCCCTGCGGAACTTAATCTGCTTATCTGCGAGTGCTGTCCATACATCAGGAAGAGGCGTTGCTTTAGTGAGGACTGTGCCCCACGCACGCTGTAAGTCAAGCAACGTCTTCCTCCCTCAGTACAATGTTTAGCGCCTTACGTAATGGTCTGCGATCTCTTTCAGTTAGACCGCCCCATATACCGAAGACTTCATTCTTAATTCCCCACTCTGCACATTCAGCTTTGTGTGGACAGGTACGACAAATAGATTTTGCCATCACCATCTCTACGGTGTTCATCAGACCATCGGCTTTTTCCGGAAACCAAAAGTCACCACCTATCTGAGCGCAAGAAGGGTTCTCATAGAACCTTGGCTCGCGCATACATTAACGAACCCAGATAGTCTCGCACTTATCTAGCGCACCCTTAGGTGCTGCACACATATAACCCTGCCAAGGTCCACGTGCTGATGTGCCTGTCTTAAAGGCCATCACTCCGTGACGACACTGCTTAGTACCAGGCTGTGCTGCTGGGTTAGCGCGGTCATCCAAAGGATTGACTGGTGTTGCATTGAATGCTGCTTGGATATTAGTTACTGCTGCAGCAGTGGCGTTGCCACCTGATAGTTCAGATGATGTTGACTTAATCAACGCAGCTACCATCGATAGGTCTGTTAGACCTGTCTCAAGATCCTTGAC